AAACATCGTTGTCGGATTTCTTTTTTTGCTCGTTTGCATTAATAAGGTCACGCTCGCTCGCAGCAAGAGCATCCATTGCTTTTTGGACTTCCTTATATTGAGCACTATCTTTGCCGTATTTATCCTCTATCTGCTTGAGGATATTGTCGATGTTTGCAGTGGAAATATCTCCGTCTACTTTTACCCCTGCATTTTCAACAGACTGGCGAGCGTTCCGTTGCTTTTCCATATTTCTCAATGTAGCAACAGATAATCTACCTGCTGCCGACGCCTGCCTCTCTAAGGCGTCAGCTACGTCCATCTCTAACTTTCTTCGTTCCTTGCCATGTTCTGTGGAGAAATTAAAGAACTTCTTCTGCTTATCTTGTGAATCGACTATTGCATTGTTTACTTTCTCTATCTGCTCGACAATAGCTTTGTAGTCTGTCACATTGAGGTTATCGGATGAAAGCATTTCACGAAGTCTACCTTTTACTACCTCTAGCTGTTTTATCGTTTGATTACCAATATCTCCAAAGATTTCATCCCAGTTGAGATTATCTTTTTCGTTTTTTAAATCAAAGTCTGCTATTGCTTTTGCTTTTTGTGCATTAAGAGAGAGCCTATCTCCTTCTGTTTCGGCTTTTGCTATCTTAGCGTCATACTCCTTTGCTATTGCGAGACGCTTTTCTTGCATTGTGCCGTACTCTTTGAGATAGGAGATTATAGATAAAGCACGTTTCTCATTAGTTGCTTTCTCCTCTTCCTGTATCTTTTTAACCTCTTCATCATACTTATGCCATGCTGCCTTTGTTTTAGAATCATAGTTCGTATGCTCTTCTGTTGTATATCTTTCGTCAGATGAAGCATAACTATACGATGTACTCTCATAGAAGTTCTTTCCCTTGTTCTTTGGGTTTGCCTCCCATGCTTGTTTTGCTTGCTCTATACGACGTTGCTTAATGTCTTCAAAAGCTCTGTCGACAGCCTGCTGTTCTTTCTTATGATTGAGTTCTATTTGACGAAGTTTCTTCTGGTTGCCATCTTTGAGGATGTCAATCTCCGCCTGCTCGGTTTCGTTTGCTAAGTCCTCCGCTTTACGGGCATTCTCTATCTGTGTCTTTGTTTTTAACTCAAAGGCTTTCTCATTTGCTTCATTCTGCTGCTCGGCTGCCTTTTGTGCATCTTCTGCTGCTTTTTGTGCGTCTTTCTGCGCCTTTTTTGCATCAGATACTGCCTTATTGTGTGCAGTAACAGCCTCTTTTGCCTCGCTTTCTAGAGTTTTCCCCGATAATTGGGAGTATGCCTCATTTGCTTTTTTGTACGCATCCTGTGCTTTAATAAAATCGTTTTTTGTTCCATGTTTCTTTGCGTTTGCTAAAGCCTTTTGTGCCTTTACAGCAGCAGTACGAGCATCACTAAGGGCTTTTGTATATTTAACGTCACCATTACCGCCATTGTTATTATCTTTTGATGGGTCTGTAATGCCGTATTTAACTTCATTAACAATACCACGTGGTAATCCGTTTTCATCAGCGAATCTATCGATACCAGCATCTCTCGCTTTGTTATTGTCCATCACTCTGTTAGCACCAGATATGATAGTATCGTATGCACTCAGGAATATAGGGTTACCAGCTTCATCCACTCGTGAACGTTCGCCAAGTCCTTTTAACAACGCCCTAGCCGTGGTCTTTGTCTTCTTGCCATTTTTAAAATAGTATATAGTGCTATCTAACGCTTTTTTGTTTCCGTTTGTATAATCATTCAGGTGCTGCATAAGTAATCGTGTCACTTGATTACCATACTTTTTATTGATAGTTCCATACATTTCATGCCTAATCTTCTGATTCGCATCTTCTGTTTCTTGTACTGACTTGTCATAGAACTGCTTTAGCTGTCTTGCTGCAATACTTCTCCTAATAGCATCAGTAAGACGATTATACGACCCTGTAAGCGTCCCCGTGCGCTCTATTTCGGCAACGAGTTTGCTATCATATTGCCCGTATTGAGATATAATAGCATCCTTTGCCGCTTTCCACTCTTTAGAACCTTTTTTAGTGGAATTTAATACCTCGATAAGTCCATTAAGCTTGGTTATTTCTTTTGATGTGGACTTCTCTACTTCGTCATTCGCTGCGTCAAGTCGTTTCTGCGCTTCTTCCGCTGCTGTTGTCCTATCTGTGAGGGTATATACAGCAACACATAACCCGATAACAGCAGCAGCAACAGCTACATAAGGATTCATAGCCATTGTTATGTTAAGTGCTGCCATCTGTTTCTGTAACATCCCTGTAGCAACACTTAAAGCAGATGTCCCTGTTATGGACGCTGCTCTTGCTATAAATTGAGCTTGTTCTAAAGCGGTATTAAGAATAATAGCAGTGCGATAAGTTCCGTATGCAATCAAAAGTCCCTCTAAGACCTTACCGATAGTTTCATAGTTCTCAACGAGGTATGTTCCTGCCTGCACAGCTTTCATAACAACGCCCTCGCCCTTTGACCCTATCTCATTGAACATATTATCAAAACTTTCTTGGAGCATTGAAATCTGTCCATTGAGTGTCTTAGAACCCTCATCCGCCATGCCAAAGAATTTACCGCCTGCGGAAGTGGCAGATATAAACGCATCTTGCACCATCTTGGACGATATAGCACCGCTTGACATCTCGTTTTTTAGTTCGCCAATAGATTTGCCCGTCTTGCGTGAAATCTCCTCGAGTGGGTTGAAGCCAGCATTGACCATTTGCATGAGGTCTTGCCCCATCAATTTCCCCGCACTACTCATCTGTGAGAAAGCAAGCGCAAGAGAGTTGAATTTCCCAGTATCGCCCATAGAGATGTCGCCTATCGCCTTTAGGTAGTCAATAGATTTCTCCGCTTCGATACCAAAGGAGGTCATCATCTGTACCGCACCGACCATATCCTTTGTGTTCAAAGGCGAAGCAAGGGCATATTCTTTTATCTGTCCCATGATATTATTGAGCTTTTCTTCACTACCGCCTAACAAAACTTTAAGGGATGTCTCCATGCTCTCAAACTCACCACGAACAGATATAATCTTACCTGCAAGCTCTTTCAACCCCATACCGCCTAATAGCATACCACTCATAGTTTTGAGTTTACCCGTGAGCAAGTCCATTGTTTGTGCAGTGCCACCACCTTCTTGTCTTAATGAAGCGTACTCATCACGGAGTTTCTTTACTGATAATCGTGCGTTAGCTTGTTCTTGCGTTAACCCAAATAATGCAGCTTTTTCTTCTTCTAAAGCCCTCTTTGCCGCTTTCCATTCGGATAGTTTAGCGTCAGATGTCATCGGGGAATTCTTTAATGATTCCTTGTAAGCGTCACCTAATCGTCGAACATCAGCGGCAACGTCTCTTACTACGCCCTTCTGTGCGATAATCTTTTCTGTGAGGTCGTTTACCCCTTGCGAAGCTGCATATATCTTCTGTTTAAAGTCGGTCTCCATTGCAGCAGACGCCTCGGCAATCTTACCAGTGACAGCCCCTAATTCCTTAGAGGTCTGTTGTAGTTTACTATTCAGCTTGTTAAAAGATGTAGGGTCTTGAATAGCATCAGTACCCTTTATCTCTTGTTTTAACTTGCTTATTTCGTCTCTTAATTTCTGGACTTTCTCCCAATCAGCCTGTACCTTAAATTTTAATTCTGCCATTATCTTTGTCTCCTTTTTGCCATATCCTTACCGCTGATTTTCTTCACAACATCACCATACACTTCGTGCTGTTTATCTCGCTGCATAACCATTAGATTACGATATGGAATTTGGTTAACTACTTCGTCATACGTCAGATGCAAGCTATCTATGAATGACGCTATTTGCCCTAAAAGGGTTTTATTCCCGACTACTTCGGACTTGCTGCCAGTAGGCTTGCGCTCTTCGTCAAACTGACAGCTTTCAAGAAAGGGTTTATCCCCACTAAGTCCAGTACAGATGTTAGAGCATCAATCACCTCTTCAAATGTCCCGTCGCTTAATGTTTCAGTAAGCGAAGAATCTCCCTTTATAAGCCACGATAATGCCTTTGCGTATGACCCGCAATCCTTTGCAGATAAAAGCATATCCTTTATTGTTCCATCTTCGGTAAATTCTAGCTCGCTGATACACGATATAGCCCCTGCAAGCCTTTTTATCGTTGGTGGCTGCACGGGGTACGCCTTATTGTTTATATATACAATGGTAAAATCAGCTCCTATAATTGCGTCTGATATTAATTTACTCGCCTTGCTCATACTGAAAATAAAAAAAGGGGTGGAGGTGGTCTTTCGCCACGTTCCACCCCGAATTATCTTATAAACAATCCTTATGCGCTCTTAACAACTGACGCATCAAACCAATACTCTGGCGCAACGGCATCGATTGTAGGTTCAATCTCTGTTCCTACAACAGGCAAGCCAATAGCCTTATCGGTGCTTGCTTCACGTGCTGTAATGTCGGCACGAGGAATAACGATGTACTGATCATCTTCGGTAAGTCCAACTAGGAACTTCTCAACTCTCACCTTGCCACTCGCACGCTCCCAATGTGTATCATCAGCAACACCACCGAGGAGGTCTGCCTTTGTCGCATAGTCGTACTCACCGAGTGTGAAGTTCATCTTCACCTCGCCCATCTCCTTGTCGGAGCGGTACACCTTACCCGTGAGCTGGTTTTTGTAGTTGGTCTTATTTGCCTCTGCCTCCTCGAGTGTCCATGTCTCACCATGCACATTCTTAACTTCTGTAGCAGTTTTGAGCAAATTGAAAAGCAAAACGCCTGTCAGCTTCGCATTGATTTTTGATGTATCTCCGTACCACAACTTCTTGATGTTTACGGCAGTGATGGTCTTTCCCATAATCAAATCGTATTTAATACGTTAAACAATAATCTACAATTAATAAAATGGCACTTCAAAGCAGTGTCCGCTTCAATGTGGATAGTCTCTACTCCATAGTTGTATCTTGTTTCGTCAAACTCGCCCGTTACACTTTTAAAGAGTTCTTTTGCCTTTCGCTCCAATTCCTTTAATCGGAGTGTATTGGCAATACCCAACCCCAAATCGGGCACGCATAGATTAACGTCACAAAAACACTTCTCCCAATATCTGCTCGGTGTCTGTCCTTTCACGTGGATAGTGATACGTTCTTTTTTCAACTCACCTGTAAGGGTATTGCCGAAAGGAACTATACCTATACCAAACGCCTTGCAATCTCGGTAGAGAATATCTGCTATGTCGGTAGTTACTATCATAAGTTCTATTCGGTTACAATCTCCCAATCATTTGCGAAGACGTCAAGCCAATCGGGAACGTAATTCGTAGCGACAACACCGCCATCAGCATACCTTTTCAGTTTCAAACACTGACTGCGGTAATGAATAGTTTTTGTTTCGCTTGTCAGCACAAATCCCTTTGCTTCATTGGGAAGACTTTGCATATTCGGTACAATGTCAGATTTGATGTCAGAATCTATCTGCTTGACAACACAAATGCCATCACCCCAAATGCTGCGTCTTACGACTTTCCCATCTTGCAGGACTGTAATAACTTCTCCGAAATTCATATCATTCAAACATTTCTTTTAGTTTCTTCTCTGCTCTCAATGCAGGGTCACTCAATACTACAAATCCCTTTGCCTCGACATAGGAAGCGTAATCAGCGGTGTTCTCTAATGTCAGTCC